GAATATAATTATAAGGTCATGAGAAAAGCTGGTTATTCGCCGAAACGTGCTGAAGGTACCGCATATGGTGAGGTAGGCATGGAAAAAATGGCACGTCGCCATGAATCAGAGGGTATGAAAGAGCATGACAAACTAATGGACATGGTAAAAAAATTATAAGGATATTTTAAACATGGCTATTTTGAACATTCAAGTAAACGAGCCAGGGCAAGCTGGCATTGTGCCGCGTATTGTCCGCATTGAAACCGATGATTCAGTTGCTACTGTTACGACCGCAGGTTATTTAACCGATGCAGTCAAAAAAGGACTGGCCACTTTTAATGAATCCGATATGTGTTGCGTTGTCACGCAAGAATCAGCCAGCTCTGCACAAGAAGCAGGGTGGTATGAGGTCTCCAACTCAAACGGTGTTTGGTCTTTAGTTCCACCTGCAAGCCCTGGTGATGTCGTTTTACCGACTGTGGCAAATCGATTGGCGCACTTTAGCAACACGACGGGAACTTTGTCAGGTGCAGCGGCGGATGTGACAAATCTTGGTGATTTGACGTTAGGCGCATCCGGTACGGAAGGGATTTTAAATTTATATCCTGCAACAGCTGCCAATGGCACCTTAATTGTAAAACCTGTGGATGCCGGTGCAGATTTTGATACAACTATCAGTAATGCGGCCTCTGTTGGTCAAGACCAGGTAATAACTATTCCTGACTCAGGGGCTGCCACAGCTAATTTTTTGCTGGATTCAGGAAGTGCCAATATATTGTCACATCAGGAATTTATCGGCATTGAATCTGTGTTAACGTTTGGAACTGGTACCTGGACTGTCACAAGAATCGCACAAGGTAATTATGTTTCTAGGCATACTGTAGCTGACGAGACATCTATTATTGCCATTGATATTACGCCTCAAATAAGAACGGCTGCGAGCAAGGGTTTTAGGCTTGATAGTTTTGATGTAATCTATGCTATTGCCGCTGATGCACTAGATGCTCATAGCGTTGTATTAGATCGCATAGAATACGCTGATAATGCAGCGGTAAGTGTGAACAGCATCGCTATCACTGGCACATTAGCTACCGCAACACAGGCTAATCCATACGTTACCAATGTAGCGGTAGACAGCCCTGCATTTGACAATACAGCAGATAGCAAGTATGTCATTGAATTAACAGTTAATAACAGCGCAAGTTCTGAGTATGATTACTACGGAATTATGTTAAGATTTTCTGAAACAGTTGCTTAAGGACAAGCATTGATGTTAGCGTCCAGTTTCCTCCATTTCTGGGCGCTTAATGCTTTTAAAAAAGAATAATCCTCTAAGGTCTGATAATGCTTATTATCAGACTTAACGAAAGGAATGGATGATAAATAATAAGGATATAATGAAAGATTTTTGGTTATTTTTAAAATTTATTGCTTTTCCTTCCTCTATTATTTCTTTTTTATTATTAATAGCCTGCTCTTATAAACCGGCAACTACTTATCATGTAAAATTTGTTAATAAAACCTGTATTTCCCCTTATAACAGATATATCTATGAATTATGTAGCCCGTTGATTGTCAAAATAGACAATCAAACAGTGCATATCCCTGCGACTTTTAAAACGGATTTAGCAAGTATCCCGCGGTGGTATTGGGCAATATTAGCCCCGCAATATTCGGCATTTGTTGAGCCTGGCATTCTTCATGATTATTTATATCGCTCTCACGAAGCAACAAGAAAAGAAGCTGACGATATTTTTTATTCGGCACTATTAGAAAAAGGAGTTAGTCATTTTACCGCCAGTAAATTTTATTTGGCACTACGCTTATTTGGTAATTATAGTTATTGCAAACGTGGCTCATGTCAAAATTAATTAGTCAAATTAAAAAAAGTTTAAAAGAATTTGAAGGAATGAAGTTTTTTCCTTATCGATGCAGTGCAGGGAAATGGTCAATAGGAATCGGAAGAAACTTAAGTGACAACGGTATTGATTATGAAGAATGTATGATATTGCTTCAAAATGATATTGAACGTTGCATTGCAGAATTAAACAGTTTTAGCTGGTTTGATGATTTATCAACGCCGCGTAAAGCGGTCATTATAGAAATGGTATTTAATTTAGGATTATCACGTTTTTTAACATTCAAACGAATGATTCGCGCTATCAAACAAAAAGATTATAAAAAGGCGGCTTATGAAATGATGGACAGCCTTTGGGCGCACCAGGTTGGAGAGCGCCGTTCTAAAACTTATGCTAAACGTTTTATAAACAATGATTATAAAATCTATGAACAAAATTCTTAGTGAAAATCAAATACATTTAGCAGTCATGGATTTTGTTAGATTACATCCACATATAACACCTTATGTTATCCATGTTCCGAATGAATCACCGCGCACAAAATCATTTGGTCATTTATTAAAAAGATTTGGAGTGCGTGCTGGCTTTAGTGATTTATTCATAGCAATGCCCAAACATCAATATCATGGCGCTTTTATTGAAATAAAAACATTAAAGGGTCGGCTAACAGAAAAACAAAGAATTTTCTTAAGTGATATGCGTCGACAAAATTATTTTTCTGTAGTCACTTATGGATTAGATGAAACAATAAAAACCATTAAATATTATTGTTTTGGTGCAGCCCTCCCTCAGGATGTGATGAGTCGTTCAACAATTTAGGATAGAGGGCTGCTTGTGCATTATAGCTAATTTATAAAAAAAATCACTATTAGTTTTATACCATCAACTTTCATCAACTTGTTGAGCCAATGCAATCACATTATTTTCAAAGTCTTTTGAAAACGTTTTATGAACACAATTAAGTCGATACATATTTAAATCATTAAACCAGGTCACCTCATAATCAAAGCCAGAATCTTTTTTTCCGGTAATTTCTACGCCGGTATAATGACCATTGACATCCGTTCGTGCCTGTTCTTCATTAATAGAATAACCACCCCCACTGGCTTTTAAATTCAAATGGGTAAACTGACAAAGACCTGCTGACTTGTTACGAAATATTTGGGTAATGCCTGTCCAGCCATGGTCTTTATTAAAAGAACCAACAGGCGCAAATCCCAAAGTTTTTTCTATTAGCGCTGGTTGCACGTGTTTCAGTTGAATATATGTGACGACATCTGAAGCATTTTCTTTCAGTCCAGTACTTCGAATATCACCCTTTAAATCATAATTTAATTTGGTTTCCAAATTAGTTAAATATTCATATTTTGTGCTGTAGCTTTCAATATAGCCTTTTTGTGCCATTTCATTATGAGCATCTGCCATTAGCTCGTGAAAACTTTGAGATGGCTTGGCGTTATCAGGAACATTGGATGCAAAATTATCGATGTTTGCCAAAGAACATGAAGTATAAACACTTAATAAACCAATACCTATTTTTTTGTATAACATAATCTTTCCTTAAGATTTTCGTTAAATGATTACTTTTTTTTAAAACATTTTTTAAGCTAAAAATCCCACCAGCCATCATAAATACTGCAATTATCAACGGATGTTGTTGCGCGTAAAACTTCACCTACACCGTTGATACCTTCCCAATGCCATCCCTGTACCAAATAATAGCCTGGAGGTGTTTTGCCTTCACCCCAATGGACGGCTGCGGAACGCTTGGTCTTAGCCCATCCGGTTTGCAATCGGTGCTTGCTGAATTGGCCAACGCGATCGAGATAATCTGCTGTATGAAAAGAAACAACGCTTAAAGCGCGTACTTTAGTAAAATCCCAGGTAATCGATTCATTGTTAATACAATTGGCTCTGCTATGGTCTGATACGCCGTTAAACGCACTGTAACAACTTAAAGGTGCGCATAAAGCAGCAGATAAGATTAAATGTCTGAATTTCATGAATGTTGCTCCTTTTAAAATAGATAGTTTTCCATTATCTATTTTTATTCTTAAAACGGTATTTCATTTGAAAAATTATGATTAAATTCTTCATCAGTTTGTTTTTTATTAGAATTCGGTAATAGTTTTATTTCTTGCGCTGTTACCGAATACACCCATTTTTCTTGATTATCTTTAAAAATTTTATTGTTATGAATTTTTCCTTCTATATAAATCAAATCACCGACATGCGCATATTTTTTCACAATTTCTGCCAGCTTGTTAAAACAATGTACATGATGCCAGGTCGTATTTTCCTGCTTTTGCCCCTGCGAGTCAATCCACTTGCGGGATGTAGCAATTGCAATCGATGTTAAATCATTGTTATTTTTTGTTTTTTTTGTATCTTTTTTTCCAATTCGACCGAGTAAAATGGCTTTGTTAATCATAAGAGCACCGTATCATGGCGTGTATCCACATTCGTTTTTCTTAAACATTTTTGGAATTTAAAAAACGAGTGATATTGATTGCGATAATTTTTATGATTCCAGTCCATTAATGTTTTTGATTTGTTGACATATTCTTTATGTCGTTGGTAAAAACTATACGAGTGATTATTTAACATATGAAACCTTTTCTGATTTATTTTTAAAATTATTCATTTATTATTTTTCCGCAATTATTACACTGGTCATTCATTATTTTTAATCCCAATCTAATATTTCACCGCAATCACAACATGTTTTAATGTAATCAACTTCGCTCATTGATTTGTAATCTTTGTGCTCGCAATAGTTATTAATCATGGATTGGATTTTGTATTTAAGTGCATGAACATTATTAACTCTTAATTGATCTGTTTGATTATTTCCAATATCAAGAAACAAAACATCTTCTAATAGCTCCAGATCGTCTTTCGTAAAGTCATTCATATTATTTTACCATATCAAAGATACAATAAAGCGTTGTATGTCCAACTTGTTTGCAGTCTTTGAATTTATAACGCTCTATAAAAAATACAACGGACAATGCCAGTGCTGTAATTACTGCATAGATTGTTACTATTTTCATCTATAAAAATCCCCGCAGTGTTTGCACTTAATAAATTTACCATCATTACCAACCTTTACCGTACGTTTACTTCATTCGTGCTCGCATTTTTTATCTTCATCCTTCATAGGTTTAGCCTGCTTAGCAAAAAACCTTACCTGCTTAGGCATATCTAACATTCCAAGCCAGTGTTCAATCTGACTCTCGATTAATGCTTCGCGTGATGGGTAAAGTTGTTCCTCAAGCCACCAATTGTCATTACTATCAAGGTACATTTCATCAGAACTAGAATCGATATCAATAATGTAAATTTCTTTAGGCTCGTCTTCGTCATCTATAACCCATGCAATATTTTTTACCTCATATTTAGGTTTGACTTTAACACGTGACTTAAGTTTGACGATAAGGTCATCTAATGATACAAATGCACTTTCACTACATCCTTGTAAATAAAATTCATGTTCGCAATAGTTATCTATTAGAGATTGGATTTTCTTGTATAAAGTCCTAGTTTTTTCTTCATATTCTCTAGTATCTGAATTGTTATACCATTCGCAAAGACTTTTTAACTCTTCTTTTGTGAAGTCATTCATAAAAAACTCCCCCTTCACATTTAGGGCAAATAGTATATTTTACCTTCAATGAACCAATAGCTTTATATTTACCGGTGCATCTTGGGCAACTTGGATGATGATTAGTTTTCTGTGTAGGCTGTTTTTCTTTATCTGTTTTTTTCGTAAAGTTATTCATTTATAAAACTCCTTGCAGTGTTTGCATAATATAGTCTAAAAGTTTTTCTAACCTTCATCTCTATCCCCATTGCTCTGCCATGGCATCAGCAATGCCCTGAAATGTAACCGATCTATATTTACCAGTATGTGATTTACAAGTATCCACCCAAGTTCGCCAACGCTTTCCATCCCACTTTCGCTCAGGCTCAACTATGTTGGTATGTTTAAGCAACGGTAATCCTTTCAACCATAAACATGTTTGTTTTGAAACAGGGTGCCCAAAATGATAAGGATGAATGATTTGATCAGCCTTTCTATACTCTCTTTCCGGTAAGCCGCGTGGATTTTCTATTGCAATTAACGGAATATCAGCATTTACAAGCTTCATAAAAAACTCCATGCCTTCACGCCTTTTTTCTTTTCCACCCGGCTCGTGAATTCTGCAATTACTCATGTTGCTTATGTAGGTACATGGGGGGTGAGCTATCATCATATCCCATCCTTCATTTATGATTTTCAATACATCTCCAGTCCAGTGCATCCCCTCTGGTCTTTCCGTGTCTAATAAGTCACAGCTTACCGCGTAATGACCTGCTTTAGTAAAAGCATCTCTAACAAAACCGGAAAACTCACAAGCTACTAGCACCTTCATTTATAAAACTCCCCGCTTTTTTTTAATCTTTTTAATTCATCTGAAAACATTAAAACGATTATTCCCAAAAATAATGTTTTCATTTTCAAGCCTTTTTTAGGAACCCATAGACTTACGATATCTTGTTTTATTCTTATTTTTCCTGCTTTGTTGTACGTTCATTCTTTACCCCCGTTAAGGTAATTTACTCTTTGTGCAGCTTCATCCCTAGTTTCATGATCGCTCTCTGTCTGCCATTTACCGTTTGGGTCATAAAACCCCACTGTGTACAAATCAGGGTTTGTTTCAGTCCGAAAATATACATACATTATTCTTTATCCTCTTTGTTCAATTCATTAATAAAGTCATCCGTAGATTGCAAAGCTGATGACTCCCATGTATCGGATTTTTTCACCTCTTCTATCGTTTGCATTAATTGCTCTGAGTTTTTGTTGTGTCCTAAAGCCATATTTTGAGAATCAAAGATATTGCTTCCAAACTCCTCAGAAGCCACCTGAACCATATTTTGTACCCCTGCTTCGCGCTGTTCATCTAATACGACGGCTCGTTGAATTTCAATTGAGCAGGGTAGCCATTTAAACAACCGCCGCACGACTGTTTTTTTGGCCATTTCATCATAGTAATCTTTCCATGCGAACGATTTTGCATCTGCGCTTTTTTTCCTGATGTCTTCTACATCATCCACACTCATAATATCGAACTGATGACCTCCATCTTTTAAAGCAGCAATAGCATAGACTGCTTTAATTTTTCCTTTATCCCTCAAAGCAGGTCTATGAATTAATTTATTGTTGATACCGTATTCAATATCAAAATAATCCTGTTCATAAACGGCTCTTGCTACTAAAGAGACCACCTCGCCTGAACGTCTCGCTAAATCTAAAAAACCGCGATAGCCCGGCATAAACGTACAATCATAGCCGCCTTGTTTGTTTTTTCTCGGTATCAGGTAACAAGAGCCTAAGACACCCGGTTCAAGCCCTAATTGTGCCGCCTGCATCAAGCAGGCTAAAAAAGAGTTTTCAGAGCATAAAGCAAGTTTTGGATTAGTTCGTACCTGAGTTAATGCAATACGCGCCAGTCGTTCAGGAGAAATATGAGCTGGCAAACATTTTTTTATTTCCGGCGCCATTTTCTTCAATAACGAGACTAAACTGCTGTCGTTTTTTGGGTTTTGTAAATCGTTGCTCATTGTCCTTCCTCATTTTTTAACTGCTCGACGGCAAACTCAGGAACAGATAATTCCTGTACGGGATAAGATGGCCATTGTTTAGAATCCAAACATTTTTTCAAACGTTTTTTATACAGTTGAAACATATCAATACCATACTGAAGCGCGTCATCCGAAAGTTTAAAAACAGCAGGTGCAAAAGGGGCTGTTTTTTCAATAGCTAAAATGACAAACATTTTAAAGGGTTTACCAATGGCCTTACAGGCTTCATACATCATGCCTGCCTGCAAATAGTAACTTTCATCTAATGCGGAACGTGTCATTTTATATAAGCTTGCCGAATGCGTGGTTTTTACATCCACTATCATATTTGGAGACCAGATATCAGGACGTGCTCGAAATTGAATTCCTGTTTCTTTGTCCGTCCAGAAAATGGATTTTTCATACAGCGATTCATCTACCAATGTTTTGACAATCTCATGTCGTTTTGCAAGAGACACCATTTCGCGAACCGTATCATATTCTTTTTGATTCAAAACAATTTTGTTGTCTTTCTTTAATTCAAACTCATCAAGCAAGCGCTTATTATAAGCCCGCTGCTCTTCCTGTTTCGCCTTTTGACGTTCGTATTCTTCTGCCCCTACATCTTTTTTTCTGTCTAGTTTCGGCAAGGTTTCTACATCCGGTTTCACAATGTATTCTTTATCAAACAAATGTTGTTCTAAAAGCAACGTGTGAAAAGCCGAACCAAGGCGCATAGCAGGTGTTGGCTCTTTTTTCTCAGCCTCACCGCTTAATACCTCATACCAGAAATGATAAGGGGACTTATCAAGTAATTTTAATTGAGAGCGGGAAATTGCTGTAGATGCGTGATAATCTTCATTGGAAATGTCATAAATTCCGTCTTTAAATATTTTTTTCATTTTCTTAATTACCTTTTTCTGCTTAATTAATTAGTTGTTATTTTATTTCTTTTCAGTTAAAATGTCAATAAAATATTTACTAGAAGATAAAAAGATGACACTAGATGAATTAAAAGATTATTACGGTTCGGGTGCTAAAGCTGCATCTCAGTTGGGACTGACACGTTGTGCATTTTATATATGGAAGAAAACAGGACATATTCCGCTCCATCATCAATTTAAGTTTGAAAAATTAACGAATGGAAAATTAAAAGCGGATGTCAATGACACTAATTATAAAAAATAAGGATATTTTATGACATTTTCCAAAACCCAAAACTCTCAATTGTCTTCTATTGATTTAGAAACATTGCTTCGTGTTATCGAATTATTAGACAGATACATGTTTATTTTACAAGATGACACCGCGAAAGAAGCCGAGAATCATAAAAAATATATCGGAATAACCCTGTATAAATTGCGCGATTTATTAAAAATAAAATGTTGAGGAAGTCTATTAATGACAACTTATGATATTCAAGTAACTGCATATAATATTATTGAAGCGCTGGAAAACGCTTACCATGATCGTGACGGCAAGCATCGGGGGCGAGAAATTGATTTATTTACAATCAGTGACATTTATTTAGTTGAGCATTTTTTAAAAGAATTAATTACCCATATTTTTAAAGAGAAAAATGCAGCAAATGATAACGTTAAAACATAAAAGGACATTGTTAACAAATGCTGCAATAAATATTGTCCCGAGGTTGGATTTCATGATGTTTTAAAAATAGACCATAAATTTAGCCATAAAAAGTATATCGTTTTTTCTATCATCAAGCAAAATACTTTTTTAAAATGAAATTTAAACACAGGAAAACATAAACAAAATGAAGAGAGTATGGTTAAAAACGTTTTATGAAACCGGATTATTTAATGAAGAAAGTGCTGAGATTGAATTAATTTCAAAAGGAATGAAGAAGTCCAGGTGCTTAAATCAATCTTTTGCCCCAAGCTGCGGAGAATTTATAGCTCTGTGTAAAGAAGAATAGGTGTTGCTGGGCATAATGCCCCACAGCTTCCCCAAGCTGGTACATCTTGTACAAATACAACTAAAACGGGCGACTCCGACCAAGGTTAGCCCTCATTAAAACGCGGGTTATACCGCACAAAGCAAGGATATTATACCATGATTGTTTCATGTAACAAAGATTACCAAGATACTTTTTACATTATTCCCCGATATATTCGCCACCTCCACGGGATGACTTTAGCCTACCTCGATATCTACGAAACTATTTTTCAATTTTGGAATAAAAATAAAACATGTTTTTTGGGTGAAGATGCGTTATGTGAGCGTACAGGGTACAAGAGAGCGGTTATTTATAAAGCTTTATCATTTTTTGAAAGTCACAATGAACTTAAGCGCGTCAAAAAAAATGGCAAGCGGTATTTAATTAAGCCAGAAAAAATCATAGAAACCGATTGTTCAGAAATTGAACCAACGTCTACAGCTGTAGACTTAAACGTCTACGAGCGTAGACTTTCTACGTCTACAGCTGTAGACCATAATATAAAGAATATAAATAAAGAAATTAATATTAATCCCCCTACCCCCTTAAAAGGGGGAAAGAAAGAAAAAGATACTTTGAGCCTTGATGACTTGAAAAAATCAAACCCTCACAATATCCCTGAGCAAAGCCTTAAAGACTGGCTAACAAATAGAAAGTCAAAGCGTGCCCCTGTTACTAAAACAGCTTGGTCACGGCTGCAATCCACTTTAGCTAAAATTGAAAAAGAGGTTGGCATATCTCCCATTGAAGCCTTTGACGAAATGGTTGCAAACGGATGGCAATCTTTAAAACCAGACTATTTCAAAGAAAGAAAAGGTAAATCATACAGCCACCCCGACTATGACGATGACGACACCTCATGGATAGAGGAAATTTGACATGGAAAAAATTTCAAACCTTGTTAGCTTGGACAAGGTAAAGAGCAATTCTGAGCAATCAGAACCAAATAATCATAAAACTGCCGAGGTTATTAATTGGCTATTCAAAGAATTAAGGTCAAACTTCCCTGCTTTTCAATACGCATGGCCTACGGAAAACGATCTACGACAGGCAAAAAAAACTTGGCTTAAAGCTTTCGTACCAGCGGGCATAAACTCCATAGAGCAATTGCAATACGGCTTAAATAAATGCTACTTGATGGAAAAACCTTTTGTTCCCAGTCCGGGTGAGTTTATTAAGTGGTGTCAACCAACACCTAAAGACCTTGGCTTGCCTGATTACGACGAAGCCTATGACGAGGCGTGTAGAAATTCTAATCCAACGGTAACTAAACGATGGACTCATGATGTTGTTTATTATGCGTGGTCTAAAACAGGTAGCTTTGATTTGCGATCACTTCCAGCGTCTAAAACCAGACATGAGTTTGAAAAAAATTACAAAGAAGCGATTAAGTTACATGCCGAGGGAAAGATACTGAGGCAGATTGATAATAACCCGCCTCCGCCACCAAAAAAACGTTTTGACGGAAAACCAATGACACACGAGCAGGCCATGAGAGCTATGAGAAAAATGTTAAATATGACATGAACTATGATAATAAGTATGTCAAAATTTATCTCTAAGAAGAGAAAACAAAAAAGATGACATTACCTACAGGGTAATATAAAGTCTTGTTAGAAATGAAATTTAGAGTTTATATGCGTTACGAGGGTTTATGAAAAAAGGAAGGGTTAAATGGTTTAACAACCCCAAAGGGTGGGGATTTATTTTGCACGGAAATAATGAATATTTTTTTCATTACAGCCGTGCAATTGGTGATGGGTATTTAAAATTTGAAACGGATGATATCGTTCAATTTAATCTTGAAGAAACACCCAAAGGCACACAAGCGGTTGATGTTGAGCGTTTATCTGACAGCAAAACTTAACCAATGTCTTGCAGTTCATTGTCTATTTCTTTTTTAAGATTTAACATGTCATTTGCCCACAATACTTGTCTTGAAAAATCAACAAGGCTATTCCATGCAATATCTGTAGTATTTTCGTAAAAAACACGTTCATCGTTTTCATTAAATACTTCGACATCTAATGTTTTGTGTCCGGTGGGTCGAACGTTTATATGCATGTCTTCGGCCATCACATCGTAAAGTTCTAAGTTGCTCATTGCTTACCTCTTGTTGTCTTTGATTAATTAGTATGTCTTATTTAGTCTTTATATACGCCCAATTTTGTTAAAATTTTAAGCAACACATTCAATTCATTACAGTATCTTTCTTCATAATCAACAAAGCTGTAGAGCCAGTTTTCAAAACTCACTTGATTGTCAAATTTTCATGAGTACTGTGAGCCATATTTCCCCAAGATTTTTCCATTTTTTTCTGCAACAATTAAGATGGACTCATTCTCTTTGTTTACATATTTTGCGACTGAAATGCAGTTGTAAGTGAAGTTAGGTATATATGTTTCAAAGTTGTAATTTTTTTGTAAGACTTGTCATTGTTTATTTCTCTTATGTTGTTTTAAAAATTGTTTATTAACGAATTGTGTATATTATAGCAGCCGCATAATAAATGTCAATAAAATATTTACATTAAAGATAAAATAATGACCATTTTTTGTCATACGCGCTGTTTGTTGCTTTAATGATTTTTTTCACAGACTTATACACAGATTTTGTGGATAAAATCATAAGCTTTATAATTGAAAAAAAATATCTATAATAAAAAGTCAGGTAAGTAATTGAGTTAATATGAAAAAATATTGCATGCGTTGTCGGGGAAGAAAAAAAGTTTTTAAAATGTCCGGAGGCTATTCTTTAGTCGATTGCGGCGGCCTGGAAGTGATATGCCCGCTTTGTAATGGAGAAGGAACTATTATAATTCCTACAAATTTTTCAGAAATTAAAGTGAAAGAAAAAAAGGATTTAGACGATGACAGAGAGAAATTCGAAGCCAAAGAAAAAGCAGAAAAGCCGAAAAGGCGTAGGCGGAAGGCCAACTGATTATTCGCCTGAAATGGCTCAGCGTATTTGCGATTTGGTTGCGTCTACTGGTCATGGATTGCTCAAGCTTACGCGACTTTATGAAGACATTCCAGAAAAAAGCACAATTAATCTTTGGAGAAGACTTTACCCAGAGTTTTCTGCCCAATATGCACAGGCTAAGCTCGAACAAGCTGATATTTTGGCTGAAGAATGCTTAGATATTTCTGACAGTGATGACTTTGATTCCAAGTTAGATAAAGACGGTAATGAGGTTTGCAATACCGAGTACATTGCACGCTCACGATTGCGTGTTGACACAAGGAAATGGCTGGCTGCCAAATTATTACCGAAACAATACGGAGAGCAACGCAAAATCGAGTCACTTGAAGGTGAAAACGATGCGCTACGCAATGAACTAATGGAGTTGCGCAGTCAGTTAGATGAGAAACATAAAAAGGATTATTAATGATTAATAGACAAGAATTAGAACGTATAGTAGAGAAAGCAATATTGCTCGACATAGATGACATGGTTCAAAGCATTACTAGAGAGCTGGAAAATAAATTAGAAGAGTCTATTGAAGCTGAAAAATTGCGAGAAAAAAAAGTTCAAGCAGCGGCTGCCACACGCATGAAATCACAACAACACGAGTATTAGTAAGCAGTCTTTTTTTTACGATAAGAGGGATTATTGATTGAAAATTGACATGGAAAAAGAAGAGACAGCCGCAAAATTAAAAGGCTCTCTTCTTGAGTTTACACGCTTTTTTTTTAAATACATTACACAACGTGATTTCAATATTGTTCAACCCAGCGGTCGAGAACCTAGGCAAATTACGTTGTGCAAAGAATTAACGTCGCTGTTTCGATTAAATAATGACACGCCTAATTTATTAATTAACATTCGTCCGGGTGCTGGAAAATCTCTTCATTTGTGCATGTGGGTAGCTTGGTGTTTTGCTCATTATCCTGATTGCAATTTTATTTACGTGTCTTTTTCCCACACGCTTGCCGCAGCACAAACTTCTTTTATTAAACAAATTATGACCTCAGACATGTATCGTTATTTGTTTGATGTCGAAATTTCAAGGGACTCTCGTGCTAAAGACCATTTTGCAACGACGAAAGGCGGCCATGTGGCGGCATTCGGCTCAAGTGGTGCCATAACAGGACGCAATGCCGGACTGCCGAATTTAAACCGCTTTTCGGGAGCGGTGATTATTGATGATGCGCATAAACCGGATGAAGCGCATTCTGATACGATTCGACAAAATGTCATACGAAATTATGAAGAAACGATAAGACAACGCCCAAGAGGTCAAAATGTGCCGATTATTTATGTTGGCCAACGAGTTCATGAAGATGATTTAGCAGCTTTTTTTATTGAGCAAAAAGACTCTAAGCCGTGGCGTTTGGTTATTTTAAAAGAGCGGGATGAAGCGGGTAATATTTTATGTCCTGATTTAAACGATAAAGCGTATATCAATGACTTGTTTGAAAAATCAGAATACGTTGCAGCGGCTCAATTTCAGCAAGACCCGCTTCCGGCAGGCGGCGGTCTTTTCAAACCCGAATGGATTATTGAAACCGATTACTATCCAGAAATAACGCATACATTCATTACTGCTGATACCGCTGAAACGGCTAAAAGTTACAATGATGCCACCGCCTTTAGCTTCTGGGGGGTGTATGAAATTGAATCGTTTGGCCGCAAAACAGGAATTATTGGTCTTCATTGGATAGATTGTCTTGAGATACGCATTGAGCCAAAAGACTTAAAAGATGCGTTTTTAGATTTTTGGCAAGAATGCAATCGCTTTAAAATAGCACCCACTATTGCAGTCATTGAAAAAAAATCAACAGGCGTGACGTTGGTGTCCGCGTTGCAGGAAATTAGAGGCATTGCGATTCGAGACATTAACCGAACTCGCGCCTCAGGTTCTAAAATAGAGCGGTTTTTAAAAGCACAGCCTTTTTTAGCAAACAAACAAGTCTCGATTAACAAAGATGCGAAACACAAAGAAATGTGTTTAAAACATATCTCTAAAATCACCGCGAATAATTCGCACCGATTTGATGATATAGCCGATACGCTTGCTGATGCTGTTGATTTTGCATTAATTGAAAAACACTTGGCAGCAGTTGATAATAACAATCATCGACAGGCAACAATGCAGACATTGCGTGAAGGGATGCTGCGCAGAAATAACACACGGAGAGGTCAGCATGGCGGTTATCGCTAAAGAACATCGGGAAAGACTGGATGATTTAAAAGAAAAAGTCGAACAATCCCATCAATATTTTCAGTCTAACTATGAACGTTATCATGAATTTATTAAGTTTGTATTTGATACATCGCTTGATTCAGACGATATTCAAACCCTAAATGATTTAGGTAAACCCACCATTGAATTTAATATTCTGGAGAGTTTTGTATCACGATTGAGGGGCGAATTTGCTAAACAACAACCCTCATTAACGGTAAGAGCCGCAGATGGTGTGCCGCTTAATATGCTCACTCCTGATTTCAATAAAACCATTGATGTGATTGAGGCGCATTTAAGAGCGATTTTTTTTGATGCGAATAATGACAAGCTGGAATATAACGTTTATTCGGACTTGTTAGCCGGCGGCTTTTCGGTCATGGAAGTCTACACGGATTATGTCAACGATATGTCGTTTGAGCAAAACATCTATGTAGATAGGGTCTTTGACCCCACATTATGCGGCTTTGACCCGCTGGCACGAGAATCTCACAAGGGTGACGGGCGTTATTGTTTTCAGATTTATCCAAAAACCAAAAAAGAATTTGAAAAACAGTATGGCAAAAAACGAACCGAGCGCATGCGTTTTAGCAAAAACTTGAACGGCTTTGGCTGGTCATATCGTGATGAGCGCGAAGACATTATTTTATTATGTGATTTATTTGAAAAACAACCAAAAAAAGAAACCATTGTTAAATTAAGCAACGGGCATACGATGCCTAAAAAAGACTATCAGCGTTTTTTAACGCAATGGGAAGAGCAAGGATTTTTAGAGCAGCCGCCGGTCATTGTTAATGAACGACAAACAACAGTTGATAAAATTGTACGTTATCGTTTTTGTGAAACGGAAGTATTAAGTGTATCAGACACAAATTACAAACATTTGCCATTAGTGTTTTTTGACGGCAATAGTGTTTACATCACGGAAGAAAACAACCAGCGGCAAATGACACGTCCTTACGTGTATCATGCTAAAGGAATTCAACGCCTTAAAAACTTTGCAGGTCAAAGTCTTGCGAATGAAATTGAAAACATGGTGCAGCATAAATTTATTGTGCCTGTGGAATCGATTCCCGAAGAGTACAAAGAAGCGTATAACGATGTCCAAAAACAAAGCACGCTTGTTTATCATCATTTTTTAGATGAGCACTCGCCTGAGGTGACATTACCACCCCCTCGCGAAGTACAACGAACCCCCGTTCCCCCTGAAGTCACGAATGCGTTTAAAATGTCGGATGAAATGACGCAGGTTATTTTAGGCTCATATGATTCAACATTGGGTGTCAATCGACAAGAAGTCTCTGGTGCTGCCATTGCTATGGGGGCAATGCAATCGAATAATGCCAGTGTTCCTTACATCATGGGATATATCAAAGGTTTAAATCGGGTCGCACAAATTATCATTGATTTAATTCCAAAATACTACCGAACACCGCGTTCGTTACCTGTTTTGCTGGCGTCTGGAAAACGCTCCTATGAAATCATTAACAAAAAAGGGTCAATTTATATGAACTATGACCCCAACAGCCTGCAAGTTAAAGTAGAAACTGGCGTCAACTTTGCGATGCAAAAAGAATTGGCTTTAAAAACCATTGTCAGCTTAATGCAGGCATCTGAAAAATTTGCCAAATTCATGAACGATAAAGGGCTTTTAACCCTGCTCGATAACATTGATATCCGCGGTATTGATGAGTTAAAAGCAAAAGCGTATGAATATGAGCAGGAAACAGCCAAGCAAGAAGAAAAAATGCAACAAATTCAAGAACAACTTCAGCAAATGCAGATGCAATTACAACAACAAAAAGCACAGGCTGAAACACAAAAAGAAACCGCCGAAGCCGTGAAAGCTATGAAAGAGGCTCAAGCCCCAACAAAAACACAAATTGATTTACTAAAACTTAATCAAGACGGTCAGGCAGAAGCGGTCAAAGCTAAACAAGCGCAGGAAAAAATCGACATGGACTTTACAAAAATGTTAGCCGAGCTTCAAAATATCGATGAAAATCAAATGATGAAAGCCGCTGAACTCGATGCTGAGCAAAGCAGAACGGCCGTTCAAAATTTACATACTTTAGTCGAAATGTTAAAAGCAAATGTAGAAGCAAAAGACTTGAACAACTAAAAAAATTAATCTAATATTCAAAGAAATAGAGCACTGACTCTTTAAAATCAGGCTAACGCACTCATGCGGTAAAATGGGCGCAACTTGTGCGAAAACAGGGAAATGACCGTCACACGGGTAACAGTGAGAGGTAGTAAATGGTTGATGAGCAACAGGACGTTGATACAGCACAAGACACTCCCGAACAGCAGGAAAAAATGCTGGCACAATCGGAAGTGAATGCGCTAATCGGACGGGCGAAAGCAGAAGCGCAAGAGAAAGCAAGGAAACAGGCAGAAGCTGAATATCAGCGTCAGCTTGAACAATTGCAGACTCAAAAGCAAGAAGCACAAGCGCGAGGCGAAGATACACGTGATATAGATGTAGACAGTCTATATCAGCAGGTTCATGAGCGTTTTCAACATGAAATGCAGCAACGACAGTTAGAGCAACACATGCAGCAGGTCGCGAATGCGTTTGAAAACCATTTGAATCAGGGAAAAGGGAACTATGACGACTTTGATGATATCATGAAAGAGTTTGACCCCGCTGAATTCCCGCAAATCGTGTATTTAGTCGCGAACATGGATAATGCCGCTGATGTCGTCTATGAGCTGGCTAAAAATCCGCAAAAACTTGCGACCGTCGATTATTTATCTCAACGTTCACCCAAAAAAGCGCAGGCAGAACTTCAGCGCATGGCATCGTCTATTAAAGCGAATCAGGCCGCACGCGAAGAAGAAGCACAAGCGCAGACACAGGCTCCTCTTGACCGTCTACAACCCTCTAATAAAACTGGTAGCAGCGGTCAAATGAGTGTCAGTGATTTGCGAAGCCAACCATGGCTTCGCGGATAAACACCTCTTTTTAAACAACAGGCCGTTGCAAATACTCTTCATTAGCAGGGAGCTGATGCAATGGCTAATATTTTGCAAGATGTACAAACTTATAACGATAGTAATCTCGCATTACTATTAAACTCTTATGCCTTTTTAAACATATCCAACTCCAAGTTTAAAAATTTCGATCAAATCGAAAAACAATTGGGTGATACTGTTGGCTTTGATTTACCCCCTCGTTTTACAACCACCGGTTCTTTAGTCGTAAGCTTTCAAGATGTTGAGCAGCGCGTTGAAACATTGACGGTAGACCAGCAGGAATCTGTTGCTTATAACTTCACAGCGCAGGAATTTATTTTTAATGCCCGTGATTACATGAATAAATTCGGCAAATCAGCAATGGCAGAGCTTGGAACGAAAGTCGAAGCCAATGTTGCGAAAGTCTGTCAAGAAGCCCCATTTCGGTTTTATGGCGATGGCGTCACAAATATAACCAGTTATAGCCAATTAGCAAATGCACTTGCTCTGTTTAGAAATTTCGGGGCTGCAAAAGACAATACCATGGGTATATTGGATGATTTAACCTTCCCACGTGTCGTAAATTCCGGTCTGAATCAGTTTGTCCTAGACCGAAACGAGCGCGAAGCCATGAGCTGGGAAATAGGTAAATTTTCTAATTGTGAATGGTATCAGTCCAACTTATTGCCTACTCACACCGCAGGTACAGAAGGACAGCAAGGCTCTACATTAACCGTTGTTTCAACGACAACTGATGCCAGCGGGGCGGTTACTGCTATTACATTTAGCGGTACGAATGCCGCAAGCGATGCCGATTCTGTCAAACAATATGACAGTTTTCAATTCAGCGACGGTGTATCAGGTCAGCCCGATATGCGATTTTTAACATTTATCGGTCACGAGCAATCTCAAAACCCCGTTCAATTCAGAGCAACCGCTGATGCAGCATCTACCGCAGGCTCTCAAGTGACTGTAAATATTTATCCGCCGCTTCAAGCCAATGCAGGAAAAGACCAAAACATTAATAATGCGATTGTCGCTGGTATGCAATGTACCGTGTTGCCTTCGCATCGTTGCGGATTAATCATGGCGGGAAATCCTTTGTATCTGGCGATGCCAAGGCTGCCGGATGAAGCCCCCTTTCCAACTGCACGCTCAACAGACCCAAATACCGGATGTTCTTTAAGAACCTATTTTGGTAGTCAATTTGGTCAAAATTCACGCGGAATGGTTCACGATGTTATATGGGGAAAACGGTTGATCCCCGAGTATGCGATGAAAATGGCTTTACCGTTGTAATTTTATACAGTAGCATGTTGCCCTCGTTTTTTTTGGGGGCAATATGGCTAGGAAACAAACATGCAATGAGTGTGGGGCTATTAAAGAATCTAATTACATGAACGATAGTTTATGTAAGATGTGTCGAAGTGTGGCGAATAAAATAAAACGTGCGAAAGCACGGGAAGAAAAAGGTTTGCCGCCTTATGGTTCTGGTCGTAGCCCTTATTGCAGCAAATGTGGCAAGGAAAAAGATAAAACGCATTTAACCAGCGGGTATTGCCGCGAATGCGCAAGTCAAAGACGCAAGGATGCAACAACTAGAAAAAGACTGGCACAAAAATTGCAACCATGGGGGTCTGGAAAACGAAAATTACTATGTTGCCATTGTAACAAAGTAAAAGAAAATCCAAATATGGGATATTGTTATCAATGCACTTCTTTAAAAGATAAAGAATGGCGCTTGAGAACAGGGCGCACACTAAGGTTGCGAACTGGAAAATGTCGATGTGGACAGGAAATTGCCCCTTATAGTAAGTGTTATTGCACTGACTGTATGACGATTAAAAGACGTGATTATTTAAAACGAAATCCAGACGTTAAAAGAAAGTTATGGCAAAAAGCTAAAGAAAGAAGTGAACGACCGGATAATAAATTTAAATATCATGCGCGCCAGATGGTTAGGAATGCGATTCGTTGCGGCATGTTAACGAAACAACCTTGTGTTAAATGCGGGAAAATAAAAGTTGATGCGCATCATGAAGACTACACAAAGCCCTTAGACGTGATATGGTTATGTAGACGACATCATGCAGAAATTCATAAATCAGGAGAATGAAAATGGCACAACGACCTATTGTAAATGCCGGACAGGAATACTTGTACGGTTTAGAACTAGACCGTACAGATGATGAAAACATCACAATCGCTGCTGGTGCATGTCGTGATGAAAATAATGTGACCGATATTGAAGTGGATGCTGCTTTAACTGTTGATATCGCAGTAAACGGTGCAAATGGCCTTGATACAGGCTCTGTGGCTGCCAGTACGTTTTATGCCGTTTGGGTCATAGATGATTCAACAAAACATAATGACGCAGCAGGCCTTTTATCTACCAGTTTCAGCGCACCGACCATGCCTGAAGGCTATGATGTCAAACGTCGCGTAGGTGCGATTTTAACCGATGGCTCAAGCGATATTTTAGAATTTCACCAATATGGTGCTGGTAAAGACAGAATGATGTATTATGATGTTGCGATTAGCGAATTAAGCAACGGCCAGTCTGCAACTTATGCAGAAGTTGATATTGCATCAAGTGTTCCCCCCATTAAATGTGATGTCTTAATGCTTGTTGATTACACGCCTAACAGCGCAACTAACAAAGCACATTTTCTGCCTTTTAATTCCAGTGCCACCAACGGTATTGTCCAGTTTGGATATGGCGTAGCCGCAGCACAACGCGGTATGCAGCAAATGCCCTGTGCACTGGATTCAGCAACACCAAAAGTTAAATACAAAGTCGATAATGCATCCGACAGCTTAGATTTATCCGTTGCCGGATACATTGATGAATTGTAAGGATTGCTATGACTTATACGGTCAATGAACTTATTTCAGGGGCGTATTACGCCTCTGGAATTGTCAGCAGGGAATTTGAAACCGTCAGCGGTACACAAATTGCTAACGGGCTTCGATGGCTGAATGAATTGCTGAACAAAAAAGTCATTGAACCCGATTTAATTCCTTACGAAGGCTCAACAACGTTTAACTCTATCATCGGTCAGGAAGAGTATAACATTTCTAATTTAATCAAACCTGATACGTTAACGTTTGTTAAAGACACAGTGCGCTATCCGGTTGATTTAATTCCAAGAAATCAATATCACGGACGAAGCCGCGTACAAACGATTGAATCATTGCCTTATCAAGGATTGTATGACAAAGAGCTCGGCGGCTGTAAAATATTTATGTATTGGCTGCCGGATGAAATCTATACGTTTACTATTTACGGTATCTTTCGTCTGGCCGATGTCGCTTTGGGTGATGATTTAGACACGACATTAGATAAATTTTATATTAACTATTTGAGAATTGCGCTTGCTGATAAAATTTGTACAGAATATTCTAAAAACGTCCCATCAGTCATTGCTAAAGAATTAGCAGAATTTCAAGCTTTAATTAGCAAGCAATCCAGGCGTTTAGATATGTCTGTCAAAAAACAATCAACACTTCACAAACAAAAGCGCGGATTTAACTGGGCTTATGCGAATTTAGGCCGCGGTTATTGGCCTTAAGGACATCAATGACCACACAAATACAGGAAGTTCCCGTTGATGTCGTGGGTTCATCAACGTTCGGTATTTATCCCAAAATCAGTCTTGCAAAAACTATCAATATGTTTATCTCCGATAGCTGGATGATAAGCTATGCGGGTTATCGTCGTTTAAACAGCACGATTGATGGCAATGAAGGACGTGGATTATTTCATTCAATTCGCGGAAATTTTTTATTAATTGTAATTGATAATAAAGTATACAAAGTTAATAAAAATTTAGGAGCAACCCTAGTCGGAACGATTAACACACGTTTCGGTGAGGTCTTTATAGATGAAAATTTAAATGCGCAGATTTGTATCGTGGATGGCAATGACGCGTGGATTTATGAATATTCATCTAATACCTTCGCAGCTCAAAAAATGAATGTAGGAAGCTTTGATGTGATTCCTGGCTATGTGACCTATCACAATTCCTTTTTTTTAATCGCCCCCTCCCCAAACGATCCAAACAATACTAATAACTGGTATGCATTTCAGTTTAATCCAACGCCTACAGACCCGAACAATAATGATTTAATTACATTAGTTTCAGGAAGTGTCTTTCCCTTACAAACGAAACCGGATAAGTGTCTGGCGGTCAAACGCCTGCCTAGTAAAAGCAATCATGTGTTAGTCATTGGCAGTTCTGTATGTGAGGTGTTTACCAATATAGGCGGTGAGCAAAATTATCGTCGAGCGTCTAGTTTTAACATTGATTCGGGATGTGTCTCTAAATCAACGATTGCAGCTAACGAGCAGTTTTTATGTTTTTTAAGCCAAAATGAAAACAATGCGCCGGTTATTTTAATGACAGACGGCACGCAAACTCAGCCAATCTCTGATGACGGCATTAACCATTTATTACAAACCATTGAACAGCCGGAAAAATCAACGGCTTTTTTCTATCGTCAAAACGGGCATTTGTTTTATCAAATTACCTTTTTCGCACCGGAAGATAATTTAACGTTATTTTATGATTTTAAAACCAAAAAATTCTATCACGCCACCGATGATAAATTAAATTATCATCCGGCAAGACAAGTCGCATATTTCAACGAGCGCGTGGTTTTTGTAGGCTTAGAACGTGGTTCATTATATGAATGGTCAACGGATATAGATGGGGTAATAGATGAAGTAGGGGCTGTCAGCGGCAATACACTTCCGCAAATTCGTATCACCAGCCCTTTTAGATTGCCGAATGCCGAGCCTTTTGTCGTAAACGATTTTACCTTATGGATTGAACAGGGTGTCGATAGTTACCCTAAACTGCTGGAAGACGGTGAATTTTGCTTTGAATTTATGATAACAGAAGATACCAGCGAGACGATGATTACCGAAGGCGGTGATACGATGCTCACAGAAGACGGTTATTGTATTGCAGAAATATCAAAGCCGCGAGTAGATTTAGGATTGTCTAAATCAGGGGGTCAGACCTTTTCCAATGAAGTAGGACGCGATATGAACCCAACCGCATTTTTTCAAAATAAAATGGAATGGCGACAAATTGGTTATACGAATGAAATCAGTTATAAATTGACCTTTAGCGGTTTAAATCGGTTTGTTGTTAATAATGCGATTGCAAGGATTGAAAAATGAGTTTAGCGGATTTACCGACTTTTAATCATTCGCAATGGACAGATGAAAAAGGCAACATGACATCTGAAGCGACCATGTACAGTGATGAAATGAATCAGACTTTGATTCAGGTCATTACCGTTTTAAATGACTTATTAACGCTTCAAATTATCACAGATGGGTCGCAAGTAAGTGGCACTATCGTATTAGATGGGGTTAAAATACCCAATAAGACGACAGCAGAAATTAATACGTTGGAACCAGATGCGGCGTTAGGTACATTGTGGTTTGATACCAGCATTGCTAAATTAAAAGTAAAAACAGCTGCAGGAACTGTAGAAACGATTACATCAAGTTAGGGATAAAACGATGGCATTAAATATATTTGGATTTGGAACAGACCCAGCGGCAAAAGCAAAACCTTATTTTGATAAAGCCGCAGAAACGGAACGAGGATACCTAGACCCTTATGCCGGTTTTGGAACTCGAATAGGCGGTCAATTGGAATCGCAATTTGGTCAAATGGCCAAAGACCCTGCCAGTGTGTTGGATGCCTTAATGAAAGGTTATCAGCCTTCCAAATATTACGAAATGATGCATGACCGCTTGTCACAGGCTGCCAGCAATACAGCAGCTGCTGGAGGAATGCGTGGAAGCCCGCAAGAACAAACGACCCAGCAAGGAATTACTGAAGGTCTATTATCTAAAGACATGCAGGATTATTTATCCAAAGTATTAGGATTACAAACGCAAGGGCTTGCCGGCGAACAGGGATTGTTTGGAACAGGCTTTAAAGCGGCCGGTAGGTTGGCAGGTGATTTAGGAAATATCTTTGGCACAGAAGGTCAGCTGGCCTTTCAGGGAGAGCGTGAAAAACAACAACGCGGACAGGACTTATTAAGTGCGTTAATGTCAGGCGTGGGAGGTATCGCAGGACTTCCAACTCAAGGTGGCTCTACCATAGGCGGCGATCTGTTTAGTCATTTTTTTGGAGAATAAAATGGCCTTTCAACCGGTTAATTTTGCAGGTATAAACCCTCTGGGCTATTCAGGAGTTCGCAATTTACCACAGTCGTTAGCACAGGGTTTTCAAGCCGCGCAATTGCCCGTTCAAGCGCGTCAAAAAGCGCAAAGTGAATTAATGTCTAATTTATTGAAACAAGCGCAAATTCAAAAAGCCCTACAGCCTCCAAAACCCGAAAGGACGAATCTTGAAAAGGCTCTGATGGGCATTACACGTGTTCAACAACAATATGGTGCTGATTCTCCTCAGGCTAAAATGGCTGAACAATATGCTAAACGATTAGCCGAAGGGACGGGCACCTCTCTAACCGTTGACCCCTCCACCGGTGCAGTTAGTTTTCAACAAGGAGGTCGCCAAAGTGGAGGCGGTGCACAAATTGTTGATGGAAAATTAGTGCAAAGACCTACGACAGGAGCATTAACTGATATACAAAAAAAACAGGTTGCCAATAAAACCAGAGAGGTTATGAGTAAGCATTTTAATCAACCCTATGTTGGAACGGGAAGCAATATTAAATTGGCTTATGATCGTTTTTTATATAATACGACTAACGATCCAAACTTAAAAAAACAAATTGGTGAGCGGTTAGTTAATGCGGCTGTCGCACAGCGTTTAGTTCCTGAATATGCACTAATGCAATTAAACGCACAAGGTGGAAGAGCAACAGTTCCTGCCATCGACCATCAAACTGAAGCATTAACTCAGGGATGGGCGGAAGGCCTTCCATTGATAGCCGCTAATTTACCCAAAGAATTACAAAATGAAGTTAAAAAACGTCATGATTTGGCCATTGATGATTTGTCGAAGGCACAAAGTCTGTTTACTGCTATGGGACTTCCCATTAATTTGCCTAAGAAAGAAGATAAAAATAAAAAACCCACTATCCAACAAAGAAAATCCATAGGCGGTACTAATTACGTTAAAATTAACGGGGAGTGGTACGAGGAATGAAAAAAGTAACTGATAAATCACTGCTTGCACAGCTTGAAGGCGCCTCCAAGCAATCTCTACCTGATGATACAGCCGCTGCAAGTCAAACATTAAGTTCTCAGTTAAAACAATCTTTAATGGATATTGGAACACAAATGTTAGGTGGTACTGGTGAGTCATTGGCAAAAAACCTATTGCCTCAAGGACTGGCGCGAGGTTATGGTCAACAAACAGGACGCAGTTTAGAGAAAGCAGGAAAAGGACTGACTCAGTTAATCAGTGATGAAGATATTCCTAAGGTAAAAGAATACGTTCCGCAAAATATTCAGGAATTAATCGGGCAAATTGGTGGTGGCATTGGTGCAAATGTAGGTGCTGCAGCCCCTTTGATTGCAGCAGGTGAAGCGCTGGCACCTGCTGCTTTAGGTGAATTTTTACCATCCTTGTTAAGTGCTTCTGGTGCTGGGGCAGCGTTATCGCCAAAAGGTGAGCGTATGCAAGGTGCGATGGAATACGCAGCCCCTATGGCAGCGTTTAAAGCGACAGAGCCACTGATAGGGTCGTTACTTAAAGCGCTAAAGGCACATCGCAGAAAAGTTATGCCTGAAAATACTTATGATAAATTAGTACAGGCTTATGATAATAAAAAAAATGTATTAGGGGATATCTTTCAATTTGTTTCCAATGAAGCAAAACAAAGAGGGATTGAAAAAGTAGGCGAAATTCCTCCCGAAGTTTTTGAAATGGCTGAAGAATATGGCCTTAAAACACCTTCTTATAAACTCTTGTTAAAAAATGCTAAAACAGGAGATTATGATGCGGTTAGACGTCTATATTCCAGAGCAGGTGAGTTTGAAAGAAAAGCTGAAAAATCACAGGATTGGGAAAAAGCGCATGTGTTTAATGAAATAAAACAATTGATTAATGATGGTTTAAGTGAGCATTTTAAGCAAACCGGTCATCCTGATTTAGGGCAATGGCTGGATTACACAAGACAAGGTTATAGACGCCTTCAGAACTTGTACAAGTCTCCGTTTGAACCCAAAATTAGAAAATTAGTAGGAGAAAATAGGGAATATCCTGAGACATTAAAACCTTTAACAAGGAATGCCAGAAGTACCAAAGCATTATTGGACGCCCATCCTGAAGTAGCCCACGACATTGAAGCTTACAATACGTTAAAACAATTTGAAGAAAAATTGAAAAAAGCGAAGGCAAGAGGAAAAACAGCTTTAAGTGCTTTATTAATAAATCAGCTTTTAAAACATAAAAAGATACCGGAAATATTGGAATGATTATTCGTCTGCGGATTCTGAAAAAGAATCTAAAATATAACAGATAGCACAATAAAGAATAATATAATGTAACATAAACGACTCCTAAAAAGAATATTATATACGCAAACTGGAAAAAATACAAGCATAAAAGGACTTACACGAATGGCATTGGACGAAAAATTTATACCGCTCACCTCTATTAACGAGTACTTTGTCGATAAAGACAGCGGTCTGCCTTTAGCAAATGGTACGCTGGAGTTTTATCGCGATACAAATCGCAATACCACTAAAAATGTCTATCAACTCGTAAAAACGGGGGGCGTTTATGAATATACAGCACTTCCTAATCCGGTTAATTTAAATGCGGTGGGAACCGCACAAAACTCAGGCGGTGATAATGTTGTTATTTTTGCCTATCCCTATGAAGGAAATCCTGGTGATAATTCAACAACATTGGATTTATATTACATTATATGTAAAGACTCTGCCGGAAATGTTCAGTTTACCCGTCAGGCTGTCCCTTATTTGAATGAATCAAATGACCCTGTAGGCGATGCTAACGGGCGTGACAACATGCTTGCTAACCCGCAATTTACCCGTTATTTTCTAGAAGATGATATGGTATCTTTGACGGTATCTGGCTCTGAAACAGTCTATCCCATTGCGCCTGACTGGGATTTAATTGCAAACGGTACAGGGACTGTCACCGTAGAAAGAGTGGCAGTGGACGGTAATGAAGCCATTCCTACATCCCCTGCTTATTATTTAAAAATAACGCCAAATGCCAACATTACTCAGCCGCGTTTGAGACAACGTCTGCACAAAAACTCAGGATTATGGTCAGGCAGCTTTTTATCAGGGTTTATCGTGGCGCAAGTTGAATCAGGCTCCAATGCTTTAACCATGAAATATCAGGATTCCTCTGGAGTTCTATCTGATGAAACCATTTTTTCTGCCTCTCTAACTACCACATGGTCAGCCTATGGAGGCAGTGTTGATTTAGATGATTCCACTAACACACAAAGCGGCGAGGATGCCTATGTTGATATTGTCATTGAATTGCCGCTTAACAATGTAAGTTATATTACCAGCATTCAAGTCATGCCGACTGACAGGCAATTAGTAGGAGATGTCAGCGAATATCAAGAGCGCTCTGCTAATCGTGAACAGGCATTGATGGGTGATTATTATATTCCTAAATTGGAATATAAAAACGTTTCATCATTATTAATTGGGTGGGATTTTCCCGTCAATCCAAGACAGTTTGGCACATCAGGCAGTGTCAGCGGTGGAACGGCGTCTTATATTTGGGATCAGACTATTTTACAAACATCATCAGGTTTAACAGTCAATTATGATGAAAATGCCAAAACTTACGGCTTAAGTTTAAATCACCAGAATGCGGATAAAGCGTTTGCCTTAATTCAATATCTTGATAACGAAGAAGCAGCCAAGGTCATTGGGACTCGATTAAGTGTTAATATTAACGGTTATACGATAGACGGCGGTTCATCGGCACAAAATACCGAAGTACAGGTCAAATTATTTGCCAATGCGGCGGCAAACCAGTTTCCTACATTAGCTACAACCTTATTTGATTTAGCTGATGACGGCACTATCACTTTAACTTCTGCAGCAAGTGGAAATAACTGGTATGAAATTACAAGGTCAAATTTAAACGTCGCAAAAGGCACTTTAACACCTTTGTCGTCCAATGGTGTGATTAGTGAAGATAATGACATCGGGTTTAATAATTGGGTGATTGAGGATAATACGCAAGTAAGTAACGGGGTGTTAGGATTTGCCATTGCAGTATCCTTTGTTCCAACCGCAAGCACGACGGATTATGAAACACAAATTGATTCCATCAGCGTGACCCCAGGTGATATTCCCACACGACCTGCGCCTTTAAGTTTTGAACAAACATTAAAACAATGTGAGTATTATTGGGAAAAATCTTATGAAACCGGCACCAGTGTTGGGACAGCAAGCACGACTGCTAATGCTCTGCTTCGCTGGCAATCAACGGATATCGTTAATCCCTCGGCCGTCTCGGTTCATTTACGCGCTTCAGCCTTTGGATTTGAATATAAAACGGTGAAACGGGCATCTCCCACTATTACGCTTTATACACCAGGCAGCGGGGGTGGGTCTAACAGTGTTTTTGGGCGTATTTTTAATGGTTCCACGGTAGCAGCATCAGGAAATGTCTCTAACTTTTCTACGAATTGGACGGAAACGGGTAAAAGTACCAAGGCTGTTCATTATTTGCCGGCCACTACCAATAATTTAATTTCATCAGGCTCTATCAGCGGTAATTATATTTATGGAGCCATTACTTTTCATTATCGATTAAATGCGCGCATAGGCGGATAAGGAGTTTACAATATGGCATTTCCGACCCCTTTTACATCTCTTCATCAAAATGATGATTTTGGGCTGACTTTTTCAAATACTAAATACAGTGCAACTTTGGCGGCATCAACTGATACGAAATTAACTGTTCCAGGAACTGCTTCGCGTTTTAAAGCCATTATGAAAGCGGAGGTTGATGCAGTGGTATATGTGGCTAATAATGCTACAGCAGCAGTACCAGCCGGCGCCTCTTTTGCCGCTGTATCCAGTGAAATGATTCCGGTGAACGGACAATTGTGTCGAGAAGTAGAAGCGGAAGATGAATTACATTTTATTACAGCAGGCACTGACATTGATGTCAGTGTCGTCTTTTATGCGATTAAATAGGGACAAATAACATGGCCGGTGTCAAATGGAGTGATGATACAGCTTTTCCTGAAGGCAGTGAATGTCAGATTGGCGATAAAATAGTCGGACTTCGTTCCGGTGAAAATTATAAATTTGATTTTCCATCGGATGGAATTAAAGACGCAAACGGAAATTATTTAATAGGATGGGCATCATCAGGTGCCGCCACCACTGATTATATGCAATTTACCAGTGGTGAGGCAGGGACGCCATCATCTATTACCTTGTTTAGTTCCAATGCTGATGCCAACATGGATATTGTTTTAAAGGGGACAGGTGTTTTAGATATTATTGGGTTATATACGGTCAATGGAACGACTAGTATTAACGCTATTTATGATACCGATACGTTAAGCGAAGACAGTGCCAGCGCATTAGCTACCCAGCAATCTATCAAAGCGTATGTTGATAATAAAATCAGTGTTAGTTTGCCAACATTAACCAATGGACAATTATATATTGGAGATACAGGAAACGATCCGCAAGCCAGTACGCTGACGGCTGGAACAGGTATTACTATCGATAATGCAGCCGGTTCCATTACAATTAATGGAACAGGGGGCGGTTACTCATGGACGGAAGTTACAGGAACATCTCAAAATATGGCTGTTAACAATGGATATATTGCTAACAATGCCTCTCAAGTAGATTGCACATTACCTGCAACTGCTTCGATTGGTGACACGGTTATTATCCAGGGTAAAGGGTCAGGAGGATGGAAGATTTCCCAAAACGCAGGACAAACAATCCATTTTGGCGCAAGTGATACAACGACAGGCACAGGCGGCTCTCTTGAATCCACGAATCAATATGACTCAGTAGAATTGCTTTGTATAACAGCTGATACTGATTGGGCTGTGTTGACTGCTCCACAGGGAACACTGACTGTAAATTAAGGATGCAATATGGCAACTAATGACGCAATTAATAATCCTCTTGCAGGTAACGAAGGGACAGGAAAATATGTTGGCGACCAGAGTCCTAGCCTGACTACTCCAGATATAGGAGCAGCTACCGCCACAAGTTTAGATATTGGCTCAACAGTGGTTGTTGATTCAACGCTTGATGATGACAGTTTTGCTACAGCAACTAATACAAGTATTGCTACCTCAGAAAGCATTAAGGCTTATGTGGATTCACAGGTTGCGGCTAATGGACAAGTAGTTCAGTATGTGGTTGCTACATCCAGCACTGATGATTCAACAACTTCAATGACGCTTGGAAACTCCAGTCTATCCGTTTCTATAACGCCAACTGATGCAAGCAATCGCATTGTTGTGATGGCTTATTGTCCATTTTGGATGACAAGCACTAATAATATTACCAGCTATTTTGGAGATGCAGATTTATACCGAAGTTCGGGAACCCCCGCAACTATAACAGGTGCTGTTAGATGGGGTAACTCTTTAAGTTCCGCTACTAATCGAATATCGTTTAATCCGTTTACAATGATTGGAACGGAAATAGCCCCTGATACAAATGCACATACTTATGTCGTCAGGTTTGCGCAGGGGGCATCAGGAGGAGGTACAGCACATCTCTACGGTTCTACTTATGGTCCTGCATTTATTCTAGCCTTAGAGCTTTTGGTATAAGGAAAATAACTATGAAAATATCTCAGGTAATGGAATTTATGAATGTTGAGTGTATTGTGAAAGGGGATATTGATTACAATGAAACGCTTCTTTTTGATAATTTAAATATTAATGTGTTAGATGATTCAAATATAACAAATAATGATTTTCATGCTCAGGCTGCTTTATGCGCTGCCAAGCTTCAAAAAGACAATTATGGAGTAGTCCTTCAAAATCACATCGATGCGATGGCGCGTGAAAAGCAATATGAAAATGGCTTCAGTTGCGCTACTTATATCAACAGTACTAATGAAACATGGGCGCAGGAAGCAGCGGATTTTATCGCATGGCGTGATGCATGCTGGCAATATGCATATGATATTCAAGCGCAAGTAGAAGATGGGCAAATTAATGCACCAAGTGTTGAAGATTTTATTAATAATGCTCCTGATTTGGTATGGAGCGTCTAGCATGGCAGAAACAGGGCATATAAAAACATTTGCTGTCAATCAAATTGCTTTTTATAAAGCCAATCAAAATGACTTGCTCAGAACAAGCGTGCCTGTTTACACAGGGGCTAATCAACAATGGTTTCCAGTACTGCGTGTTCACTTGGATAACTTAAGAACGGATGAATTGTTGAGTGTAATGGGATCGGTTGAGATAACAAACGATACAGGACACAACGTCAATTGCGTGACAAAGATTGTCGTTAACTCAAATTATGACGATGAGCCAGGACAAAACGGTGCATTTATTATTAGTGCCGGCGGTGGGGGTAATGCGTCATTTAATAGGCATCATGAGCTTTTATTGCGTCCTGCCAATTGGATACCAGACCAATACTATGGCGCAAGGAATATCACGCTTATGCTCCGTGCTGTTAGTTCGGTTGCTGTATCTGGTGATATAGTAAATTTGACTGGCGCACCCTGTGAGCTTACCGTTAAACGATTTCAATCTATCCATTAATTTAATAAAAAATACGTCAGAAAAAATCGATGGGACTGTTAAAATGATTATAAAAAAAGGTCGTCAATGGATTTTAAAGTCAAAAGATGGTAAAAAAGTTTTAGGACGTCATACATCAAAAAAAGATGCCATGGCACAGGAAAGGGCAATACAAATCAGTCAGGCACGTGAACAGAAGAGGGATATATGAAACGATACAAGGACGAAATGAAAAAAGGGATGTTAATCAAAGGCAAAAAAGCAGCAACACCTCAAGGCATGGAATATAATTATAAGGTCATGAGAAAAGCTGGTTATTCGCCGAAACGTGCTGAAGGTACCGCATATGGTGAGGTAGGCATGGAAAAAATGGCACGTCGC